AATAATCTCAAAAATTTTCTTAGAAAGCATACTTATCTCATCTAGAATGAGAATTTTAGCTGATTTCCATGCTTTTACTGCATTACGATTTCTTACTACTGACTCAATAACCTTATTTTTTGGCCCTTTTGCTAATTTAATCCCGCTCCATGAATGAAGGGTTCTTGCATTACATTGTAAAAGTACTGCGGCACAACCCGTCATTGCACAAACTTGTACCGGTTTTGCTATAGATTTTGCATAATTTACCAAATAACTAATAAGTTTTGTTTTACCTGTACCACCTGGACCAGTTATAAATAGATTTTCTCCTTGTACAAATCTATTGTATGCATATTTTTGCTCATTAGATAATTCGTTAATATCCATTAAATTAATCGGAGTATCGGAATTTAATAAACTTATTGATTTCATGAGAGGAATTATGTATTTTTCCTCTCATAATTTGGGTTAATTAAAAATCAATTTTTTGTATTATAATAAGTAAACTAAAAAAATAACTTATTATAATAATAATAATAATAATAACATTAGGGAGGGTTCAAAAGGGAACCGTAGGTTCCCTTTATTCATGTTCAACTTCTAAACAGAAAGAAAAATCTAGACCATTTAGTGCCATATTCGTACCATTCTCATCTAATAATTGAATATTCATTTTAAGAAGGTCTATCTTTCCTGTATAACTCCTCAAATCACTAACTAACAGTCCATTCGTTAAATTAGCAGGTAAGATAGTTCCAAATCCATGACTAGCGGGGTCCATTGTAATACGTGCAATAATATTTTTATTAATAAATGATGTATAAAGTGGGGAAATAAACGAGTATTGATTCCCCTTATTAAACTCATCTATTGCCAAATACAAATATCGTGGCCCATTTAAATCAATAAATGATTCGGAAGTAATAACACCATTATTTGAAAAAGTATAGTTAATATTACGGAACCCTAATATCCATCCTAATTTAGATTTTACGTTATATTTATCACTAGCTCCTGTTTGACCAACTGCAAAATTAATCGTAATATTACTAGACCCTGGTGCTGAAGTAAAAGTAGAATTGGAACCAGAATAATTATATGATACATAAGAATTTAAGGAGGCATTTACTATGGAAGTATTAATAGCAGTTTTTAAAGATAATACTGTATAATTACCATCGGGAATAGATATTAGTTTCGTAATTCCATTATAAAAAATATCAAAACAATTATTTCCTATATTTGCTGAAATATTATAAAAACTCATAGGAATTTCTATAGCTCTTAATGTTAGTGTACTGACATCAGATATACGTTGAGGTAATGTTATGTTATAATTTGCGGTTTGAACATAATTATATTCATCTCTAAATCTTGTATCAATGTTTATGTATTTGGTTTTTAATTGTTTAGTTACATTCGTCATAACCATGTGACTACCATATTGAGTCGTTTTAGGTTCTAAAAATAAATCATTTGTACTAATGTATTGGCTCATTATATAATATATACAAAGGATATATTATACATAATAAAAACTAAACTATTAAAATAGATTAAAAAAACTTACATTATTTTGAGAAGACTCTCCAGTATTTAAGGTAGATATTGGTAATGCTACAGATAATTTTTGTAATGATGGTGATGTTGATTGATATGCAGATTGTAATGAAGGTAATGCTGATTGGTAAGCATTTTGTAAAGATGGTGTAGCTTGTTGAATAGACGGTGATGCTGAATCATAAGCTTGTCTTAAAGATGGCATAGCAGCTTGATATGCCAATAATAATGATGGTGAAGCATCTTTATATGCTTGTTGTAAATGAGGTAAAGCTGCACTATATGCTTGTTGAATTGATGGCTCAGCAGATACTAGAGCTGTTTGTAAAGAAGGAAAAGCATTAATTAAATGAGGATTAGCAGCAGAAAAAGCCGATTGTAAATTAGGAGCAGATATTTGAACTGCTGATACTAAAGTAGTGGCAATAGGTTCGGAATTTGAACCAACAAAACTACATCTATTTAAAGAATCATTTGAAGAAATTTGATTAGAAAAAGTAATTATCTGCTCCATATCAGAAGTAGAAAATTGTTTTGATGGTATATCTTTACTAGATGAATAATTATTTATTAAATTATAAGGAGTAGATTTACATGTTTTTCCATCATTATAATTTGTTTCACATTGATTAGTACAATAATTATTATTATTTGTAATAAACCCTCCGGGACAATTTCCTTTTTCATCTTTATTCCAAATATATCTTCCTGGATATTTATTTACCATTTTCATCAGCAAGAACCACACCTTTTAATATCCCTGAAGAAAGAGATGATGATGAAGTAGGTGAATCATTATCAAAAATTGGAGTACCATCGGTGTTAAATCCTATTATGTTTCCGACTGGAGCCAATGTTGGAATAATAGTTTTTTTGCTATTGACTTTACCATATTTCGGAGAGCCATCTGTGTTGTAACCTATAATAGGATTTCCATTATTATCAAATTTTATAATTGCAATACCAGTCGCATCATATCCATTTTTAGCTATACCATTTTGACCATATACATCAGTCATATTAGATAAAGGTTCACTATTACTATTAGAATATCCACTAAATAATAAAAACAAAAATATAATTATAATTAATAATAAAATTACTATTTTACCCATTTTTCTATATAAACTATGACCATAAATTATTTATTTATTAGAAAGAAAAAGATTGAACAGCAGTTGAAGATATTTGGTTTAATTCTGGAGTAGAATTTTGAATTGGTGGGTCTACCGTATAACCTGATGGAGCTAGAGTTGTAGGTGGTGTTGTATGAGTAGCTTCAATTGCACGTTCTCCTAATTTTAAAGTACCATCGGGATTACATCCTAAAACTTCAAATCCATTTTCATTAAAAGGATTTCCACTATGGTCTGCGTATCCATATAAAGCTATCCCATTAGAACCATAAAGACTATTCATTGCCGAACAGTTATTTGATTTTACTGTTCTGTCTTTGGTATATCCTTCAGAAACAGAATAATTATTATTAATAAAAAATAATCCTATTATGATTATTACTACTGATAAAAATATAAATATTTTTTTCTTTTCAAAAAACATATATAATTATTAATATAAAATATAGTCATAAATTATTTGTCACAATTACTACAATTAGAAGCATTTTGTATTCTACCTAACATACTATATCGTAAATTTATTGAATTTGCTAGTGTATTTAAATTCGTTTCTAAAAATATTTTATTATTATTTTTATTATTGGTATTTTCTTTGTTTATCGGAATTACGCGTTTGTTTATACTAAACATCATCTTCATATCAAAAAATTGAATTTTTATAATATTAATTTAGATAATAAATATACTATTTAAATGGAAACAACAAAGTCAGCTTCCGGTTATACCTGTAAATTTTGCAACAGACTTTATAAACAAAAATTTAATCACGACCGTCATGTACAAACCTGTGAATTCTTGAGTAAAACCCGCAGAGAACAAGATAATGAAATTGATTCATTTGAAAGAATTCCTAGTCAACGAGAACTCTTTCTTTTATTACAAGAATTATCAGTTCGTGTAAATAAACTAGAAAAAGAAAACAGTGAGCTCAAAAATTCAATAAAAATAAACGTAAAACGTAATTTTAGTGATATATTAAGTCAAGCGACAAAACCAGAATTTGAATTTGATGTTTGGTCAACTATGCTATTAAATGATGTTGAAAAATACTTAAATATGGTTTACAGTAATGACCTATTATTTGCAACGACCGAATTATTTAATGGATTTATAGCAAATTATGGTGATAAGTTACCACTTCGCGCGTATGATGTAAAATCCAATATATTTTATATTTATGATACTGATAATAAATGGAATGCTATTACAAACGCCGATTTTGACAAATTATTAGCCCGTATATCACATCGGTTTATAGTAGAATTTAATCGTTGTTGGTATTTAATTAATATGGAGAAAATGGAACGCGAAGAATCTTATAAATTAATGTACATAGAATATTACCGTAAAATTCTTGGTGGCGAAAGAATATCTGATGAATCTAGATATCAACGCATACGTCATCACATTTACAATAAAATAAAAAAGAATATTAAATCTAAATGCATAGACGAATAAAAAATTGAATCTTATTGTTTTTTTTATGGGATAATTATAAAATAATAATCATGTCGGGTTTTCCAGAGCACTTAGCAATAATTAATGCTCATCCAAGAGATAAATTTATTACGTTTGAGGAAGGACCTCATATTTATACTGTTTGTGGTGAAAGAGGGACATATACTTCTGTTACCACATTTAATCATAGCCATTTCTCACATTTTGATGCGGATGCTATAATAGATAATATGCTGCGAGGAAAGAAAATGAAGGATCCTTCTTACAAATATTACGGTATGACCAAGGAACAAATTAAATCCGACTGGGATAAAAATAGAGATTCGGCATCAAGTGCTGGTACTAAATTACATTATGATATTGAATGTTATTTTAACGGGATGGATGTTAATAATGATAGTATTGAATATAAATATTTTAAGAATTTTCTGGTAGATTTTCCTGAATTGAAACCCTATCGTACTGAATGGATGGTTTATTATGAGGAATTAAAGCTGTCAGGCTCTATTGATATGATATTTGAGAATCCTGATGGAACAATTCAGATTTATGATTGGAAGCGTTGTAATGAAATTAAACATGAAGCTGAATTCGGTAAATATTCATTTACGCCTTGTATTTCACATCTACCTGATACAAATTTTTGGCATTATGCACTTCAGCTTAATACATATAGAATGATATTAGAACAAAAATATGATAAAAAAGTTACAGGTCTTTATTTGGTTTGTATTCACCCAGATAATGTTTATAAAAATTATCAACGGATTGAGGTACCATTCTTAGATAATGAAATGAAGGATTTAGTGGAATTCAGATTAACTCAAATAAATAATAAAAATAAAGAAGTGTAAAATAGCATAAAAGCATAGATTTAAATTGTAATAATGAATAAAAATAATAATAAACTAGTAATTAATAAAACAAATAGACAACGAAATGTACCCAAAAACTTAATAGTATATTTTTTTACTTATATCTATAGATGGTCTTTTTATTTTTTGTACAAATTTTATACATCAATCGTTCCAGAAAAAAAAGTAATTATTATTGACCCTACAAAAGAGTATATTAAGACAAATAAAGATAAATTATTAAAAAATACTGATAATAGTAACATAAACGTCAATATTACAAAAGTTTTTTATAATAAAAAGGAACTAGATGACATATTAATAAATCAAGATAATCAGTTAGAAAAGATGTGGAAATCTAGAATTTTAATTGAAAATACACCTAGAGGGAATATAATAATGCATTATGATGTTTATAAGAATGGGTTTGCTTATTATTCCGATACGACTGGTATTCCGTATAATATTTTAAATGCAGTTGCCATGAAATATACAACTACTTATCACTGTATGGATTTTTTTATGGATAATGAACATGTAAAAGAATCGCCATTAATTAAGCTTTATTTAGAAAGTGATAAAGAGAATAATGAAAAAAAGGATAAATTACCAACATCTAAATTAGATAATTCTGTATTTGCCAAGTTAAAAAACTATCAAACCGAGAATATTAATACCGACGATGTAGACGAAGTAAAAACACCTGAGAAAGAATATAATCGGAATGTTTTTGTAAACTTGGGTAAAATTAATAATTTTAATTTTTTACAAAAACCGATAAAAAAAAATAAATTAAATGGGTTTCATTCTAGTTTATTAGAAGGTGTGTCTAGTGAATCTTCATTACAGAATCAAGTAATGAATTATAGTAAATTTAAAGAATTAATGCTTAAGAAGAAAGAGTAGGATTCGTTATTTGTGTTTTTAACCATTTTAAATATCCTACACTTTTATCCAACTGAAATGACATTCCCAGATGGTCCTTAGCTATTTCATATGATTTTTTTTCTTTTTCAGATAATGAACCAACATACTGTTCTAACAGCAACTTTACACTCTTTTGGGCTTCTTCCATTATTAATAATATTTCCTGTATATATTATTAATATTAAATCAATTTTTCATCTTCCGCACGCAAAAGGAGTTCTTAAGTTATTTGTAGTATTATTAGGAATAGAAATATTATCATTAGAAACACAATTATTTATTTTATTAATTAAATGTTCACCTTGACTGATTGGTACATAATCACTCATTGGTTTTGTATGAGTAGCGTATGAAGGACCTCTGTAGAAAAACGGGTCAGTGTTTTTACACGGATTGCATTTATTATCATTATGAGTATTGCACGTCAAATTGGATTGTTGTATTGTCTTTTTAGATTTTGAAATAATATGGTCACTCTGAATATTTAAATGCTGATTATTATCTGGTTTTACGGTATTGTAACATTGGGTTTTTGGTCCACAAGTTATGAAGTATTTTTCATTAACATTAGCGATACAACGTAATTTTTCTTCAATCATTCCTGTAGTATTTATTACAGATGTTTTTACTACTTTTGGGTCATTTAATGAAGTAACAGCAGATTGAACTATTCTTAACATAGGATATTTACCACAACAACCACCATGACCTCTGGGAGTTGGACCATTCATTAATGTTCTGGGTAATGACCTAGAAAGACTTGTTTGTCCTACATATCCTTGGCTACGAAGAGCACCATTTAAAGAAAATGCTTTCTGACCAACGCTTATATTATTATATTGTGCTTGCGTTTTCCTTTTTAATGTTGCTATTGACATATTTTATTATTTATATATTAATAAAATATTTTTTATTTTTAGTTTCTAGTTTCTAAATTGCTCTACTTATTATAACTAAGGAAATTGTACCCAATATGTACCGTCGCAAATGAATGATGCTGAAAGAGAGGATACTGTTATAATACTTGGTATTCCTATTGTTCCTTGACCACTAGCTATGACTACATTACCACCTGAACTATAAACAACTATGGAATTTCTAGAAATAATACTATTATCTATTATTCTTGCGTTAATTTGTACTCCTGCCCATGTTTGACTAGGAGTTGGTAAATTCAAATTATTATTACCGTTTAAGAAAACATATTGAGATACAGGATTTAATTGTGTAGTTTCATCATTACCATAATATTGAATTATATCATATTTTATTGGAGCAGATGAATTAGAAGGTCCTTGTGGGCCTTGCGGACCAGTAGGTCCTGTATATCCATTCATACCAGTTAGTCCTATAATTGCTGAAATGGGAATTGTTTCATTTGGATAATTAGCATATAAACGACCATTCATGGAAATATCTCCACTAACGAACAATCTTCCATTTAATAAAGAGTCATTTTTAATATTTATACTGTTAAACGATACATCACTTGTTGTGTCTAATGTTTGATTTGCATTTGGTCCAGTTGGTCCAGTGTATCCTGTTGGTCCTGTAGGTCCTGTATCTCCTGTTGTTCCAGTAGGTCCTGTAGGTCCTGTTGGTCCTGTATATCCTGTTGGTCCTGTATCTCCTGTATCTCCAATATATCCCTGTGGTCCAGTATTTCCTGTGTATCCTGTAGGTCCATTAATACCAGTAAGTCCAATTATTGCCGAAATGGGAATTGTTTGGTCTGGATAATTAGCATATAAACGCCCATGTAATAATGTATCTCCTTTTACAAATAATCGTCCATTTAATGATAAATCTTCACCAATTATTACTTGATAATTTGTTGTTGTAACATTCAGAATATTATTGTT